ATGTTAAATGAAAAACCCCTTAGCACATTACATGCTAAGGGGTTTTTGAATATTAGTAAGTCGTCATATACTGCTCACGTTCCCAAGGGTGTACTTGTGTACGGAACAGAATTTATGGTTTATAATCTGGTTCCACATAGTGAAAAACCCTTTATTTATAAGACTTTTGAGAAAATAACTTTTAAATTTAATGCTATTATATGGTTTTTATTTGGTCATTTTTTGGTCATAATTTTGGTCATAATTTGGTGAGGTATCCTAAAGAAATTTTTATAATAATCAGAAGCCCCTACATTTAAATTGCATTTTTACTTTCTAATCCTCTAAATTTTCCAAAGGAGGCAAACTATTCACCAAATCTACTGTTTGAACTGACACATTAATTATACTAAGCACTAAATTAAATATATACTTTTTATCGTCTGAGTATTGATTAGGATCATCTTTAATTCCTGAATTTTGATCAGCTTTTTTAAATTGGTATTGATTAATAATCCACTCTATTGCAGGACGACCATTTACCGTATATTTAAATGCTTTTTCTGGAATGTTCGAAATATTAATATCGGAATTAAATATTATTGAATCTTTAATATTCTTTTTTGAAAATTTCATTTTTTTAACTTCATATGAAGGCTTCGTTGACTTATATTCAATCTCAAGTCCTTCATATGGCGGTACATTTTCATAATTCAAATGAAGTTCAACCAATTTTCTACCTACTTTTATAAATTCCTCTTTTTTCTTTAAGATAGGTATCCGAGGCAAATCTTTCTTTAAATCATTACCATATTTTTCTTTATATTCATTTGAATTGAGCACTGCATATACATAATAGAATACATCCTCTAAATTCACACCTAATTTTCCTGCAATTGTCTCAGAAATATTACTATTTTCTTTAAACAATACATTTTTAGTATGATTAGATTCAAAAAACCCTTGCCCCGAATCTTGAAAATGTAGATTTGGGATACAATCTGTCACTAGAGCCGAAAAAGGTCTTCTAGCACCTACACCTGTAATTACTATTATTCTATTATTTCCTCCCATTATATCTTTTAACCGACCAGGCATCTCAATGATATTTTTATTATGGAATAGCCATTTTTTTGTAAATGGTCTATAACTACTTAAAATTAAATCATCTCTATCAAGATCAATTTTTTTATTTTTTAATAACAAATTATTCAATCCTCTTGTCCACTTAATAAAATCTCCATTAAGATTTCGAGCAGCAAGTTTCTCATCTTTATCCTTATATTTAGTAAGTCTTTCTACTTCATAATTATAATTTCCGATCATTGTAGTAGCATTTTTTAGTACCTTATTCCTGTTAAACCCATATACCCATATATCCCTATTTGTGCTAACCCCTATTCCCTTATCATAAAAGTAATCTAACATTGATGGAAGTTTATCGTAATCAACATTTCCTTTATTTATCCAATCACCATTATCATCTGGAATAATTTTTTCCCATTCAATTTGTTTTATAGATTCTTTATTACACAGGGTTTCGAGTTTATCTTTTGTAGTTAAATACTCCCCTATATCATAATAGTAAATGTTTTTTTCATTTGAAGCATCTTTAACTAATAAACATATAGCTACACCTGTAACTATATCAAATACATTTCCTCCTTCCTTTTTAGCTTCATCTCCTATTCTTCCCTTGGTACCTCCTCTGAGGTTAATAACATAGATATGGTTAAATTCATTATACAAACTCTTCCTTATACCATCTGATGAAGTTTTATCAATGTATCCGTTAGCAGTGATAAACGCGATTACTCCTTTGTTAGAAACCCTATCGGATGCCCAGCGAATAGCCTTAATATACGAATTATAATTAGATTTTTTAAGAGAAGATAAAGAATTCTTTGCGTAAGTTTCATCAATTCTCTTCTCTAAGTAAGGGTACTTAATGTTTATGTTATTATCATTTGCATTTGTTTGTCCTATAGAATATGGTGGATTTCCTATTATCGCAAAAACTTCTTCACTCTGTTGTCTTTTTAACCGCTCACTATTTTCACTGAATAGCTCATCCATAAAAGAGTTAGTATTTTCTGTACTATCAAAAGTGTCTGTTAATACTATTCCATTAAATGGTTGATATTCTTTATTTTCTTCTTTCATTATCGAATGGAATGTTTCCTCAATATTTATTGCAGCAATATAATAACTCAATAAAACTATTTCATTTGAGTGTAATTCATTCATATATTTACGTAATAGGTCTTCTTTATTTATTAAACCACTTTGTAACAATCTAACAATAAATGTACCCGTCCCTACAAATGGATCAAGGATATGTACTCCTTTGTCACTGAGTGACTTTCCAAAATGTTGTTTTAATACTTCATCAACGGAATTAATTATAAAATCTACAACTTCAACTGGTGTAAAAACAATACCCAATCGTTCTGTTGTTTCTTTAAAACCAACTTTAAAGAACTTGTCGTACAGTTGAATGATAATGTCTTGTTTAGCTTTAAGATTATCAATACCCTGCGCACGAATCCGTACACTCTCATAAAAGTCTTCTAATCGTTTTTGTTCTTTCAACAGCCCCTGATTATCCATAACTTTCAAAACAGCATCCATAGCACGTGAGACAGGATTATCATTAGCAAAGCTGTACGAATCAAATAATGCTTCAAATACTGGTTTTGTAATCAAATGTTGTGCTAACATTTCAATTGCTTGTTCGTCTGAAATAGCCCCATTAATGTTCCTGCGTAGCTCTGAAACAAACTTTTGGAACGCTTTAAATGCCTCACTACTCGTATCTTCCAGCATGACATGTATACGCATCATATGGTTTTTGGCAATTTCAGCAACGTCTTTGGACCACTCTTCCCAATAGCGTACATTCCCGACTTTCTTTACGATTTTCCCATAAATTGCTCGTTCAATGTCAGTGAATTCTTCTTCATCAAGTCCTAGCGATAATTGTTCTGTCGCTGGTTCCGCTACTGTAAATCCTCCTTCACTTTCGTCTGGAGCAGAACCTACTCCAATAACTTCTAACTGTTCAGGTTTTTTATTGTTCAATTCCAATTTATTAATCGTTGAGTCAAATCGCTCATCTAATGAGCGCAATGCATTTAGAACATCCCAAACTACATTATACTTCTCATTTTTATCTAAAACCGTGTTTTCATCAACCCCCGCGGGAATACCGATAGGAAGAATGACATAACCATAATCCTTTCCTTCTGCTTTACGCATAACACGTCCCACAGCCTGTGCAATATCAATACGTGATTTACGAGGTTTTAAGAACATAACTGCATCTAAATCCGGTACATCAACACCCTCTGTAAGGAACCGTGCATTGGAAAGTATACGGCAAGTGTTTGATGGTACATCTGATTTCAACCAAGAAATCTTCTCATTTTTCTGCATTGCATTCATTGAACCATCTGCATGATCTATTTCTACTTGAAATGGATCGACTTGGTCACCTGACTCATTGATATACATATCTACAACTTCAGTGAACATTTCCTTAATCAACTTTGACTCGCGTATCGTTCCAGCAAAAGCAATCGCACGTTTCATAGGATTGGCTGAAATTACATTAGAATTACTTCTTCGCTTAACTAATCCATTCCAACAACCAATTATCTTCGTTACATCATCAAATTCAAGCTCTGTATCTTGGTTATTAGCCAACATTGTTTGAAATCGACGGGCAATTTCTTTTTCATCAACTGCAAGAACCATTACCTTGTAGTCTGACAATATCCCTTTATTTACAGCATCACCAAAGCCTATATGATAAAACTCTTTACCATAAATATCTTCATTATTCATATCAGAAATAACAATTGACATTTCATCTGCCTTTTGCTTTGCATTTTCCCCATAAATACGAGGTGTTGCAGTTTGATACAGACGTTTCTTAGCTTTAATGTTGTTATCGTTATGTACTTTCACAAAAGCACTATCATCTTTTCCTACTTCAGTTGCACCAGTTGTACGGTGTGCTTCATCACAAACTACCAAATCAAACTCATAAAAACCATTCTTCTGAGCATCCATTATTACATCAATCGACTGATACGTAGAAAACACCACTAAAAAAGCACTTTGATTATCTGCTGCATCAATCTCTTTCTGACGTTCCAATAACTTATTATAATCAGTTGTTGCAGGATAACCTAAGTCTGCTGCTGCAATATCTTCCATTTCATTTTCGCCTTTTACCTTTTTTGTAACTTTTCTGTCTGAACAGACGGCAAAAGTATCCATGTGTTCATTATATTTTGAATCAGCAGTCCAACCTCTTAAAGATTGAGAAAGTAACTGTATACTAGGTACTAAATACAATACTCTAAATATACCATCCTTCTTTTCTGCCATCTTTTCGGCAATAACCATTGAAGTATATGTTTTCCCTGTTCCTGGAGCCATAATTAGCTTTCCTCGATCAACATTATCAAATCCATTCACTACTGCTTCAATAGCTGGAATTTGATGAGGACGAGGTTGTTTAGATGATTTTAATTTTACAGTCTTCGGTTTCTCAAGTGAAAACTTACTCCAATCAATCTCACTATCACGTAATTGAGACAATCCAATTCGAGCAATGCTCTTATCTCGATTCAATAATGCATCATTTGCATTATTACTCCACTTATCCGTTGAAGTTACAATAATACCTTCTGAATAATAACTTTTCCCCACTTCGTTTAAGAAAGAATCAATATGTAATTTCTGAATTGTAGTATCCTTTGAGAAATACTTACATTGAATAGCTACCAACTCACCAGTATCTCGATACCTTGCTACTAAGTCTACGCCAGTGTCTTTCTTAGGAATCCCATATTCTTCAGGAACATTTCCTAACATCCACACTTCATCAAACAATCGTGCATACATAGGCTCATTTTTCAAATATGCTGTAACCAACAACTCAAAAAATGTTCCACGATCACGCTGTATCATATCCTTATGTTCTATATCTAAATCATGAATGATCTTATCAAATGAATTACGGATTACTTGCCCCTTTATTTCTTCCATATCAATAAATCCCTCCTAATAACCAAAGTACTATTTTCAAACTCAAGTTTATCATAATAGCTTGATTATATAGCAGGCTTTATTAATTTTTTGCAGCACTTCAAAAAGATCATTTATAACACGCGCTAGCACATGACAAAAAAAAAGAGTATAAAATCACATGATTTTACACTCTTTTTTTTGTTTTAAATTAATTTAAAATATTTTTTCAAAGGATGATACTATATTCGTTATACGTTTCTATCACTTCCATCGCTTCTATCGTTAAAAGCACATCTGGAGTATTTTGTATTGCTTTTTCAATTTGGATCTTTGGTCTGCTTAATTAACTGATGCCCTAGCACCGCAACACCTGCGGCTACAATCGCGTTTGCAAATGCCTCACCAGTAAATCCAAATGACCATGTAGCAACAATTAACGACACAAAAATAAGCACCCAGATGATGGACCAATCAGGTACTTTTGGAGTCTTCTTTAAAGCTGTGCCGATCACCCAGAGAGCAGGTACTAAAAACAAATAGTTCTCCTGAATAAACTGTTGTAATTCCATTTCACATTCCTCCTAAAATAATGTATTCCATGTATTGGGACCTACGATACCATCGACTGATAAACCATGACGTTCCTGATAATTCCTCACTTCAGAGGCAGTGTTAGGACCGTAAATTCCATCTACCCTAACCCCAACAGCTCTCTGAATCCGTTCAACATCTTTACCTCTTGAGCCATTTTTAATTAAATGACCAGGATAGGTAACAACAGCCGAACTAGAAACTGTTTTTGCTTTGGTGTATTTTTCTGCTGCAATAACTTCTTTAAGCTCGGCAAAAGTATTCGGACCAGCTAGTCCATCTTTCACCAAACCGTGATCTTGTTGGAATTTCTCAACTGCTGCTTTGGTATCTCTTCCAAATTTGCCGTCAGCACCATATTTTCCAATGTCATACTTTAGTGATTTTAATTTGTTTTGGAGATCTCTAACCTGTTCACCAGCGTCACCTACTCCAAGAACAAACTCAACAACACCTGATTTCACTTTCTCCTGTGTAGGATGGAGAATCACCTTAGGCTCAACTTGGTTAGGAGTATACGCAAGAACAGAATAAATGAAGTCGTCTCTGTTAACCCCAGTTCCTGGGCAACTCTTTGCAGCGTGCTCATTATGAAACATGATTTCAGCACCACACTCTTTAACAAGATATTGATAAACTTTCAAACTACTGTTTAATTGGGCCCCATTTAACTTGTCATGCCCATTATCAAAATTAGCCAGGTGTTCGATCATAAAGGCTCCCGTGTTATATCCCTTAATTCCTGCTGGCATGCTCCAGAAAGGACGCCCAGTCACAAACAAACCGTCTGGCATTAAAGTTAAGTGTTGACCAATATTATCCCACCCTCTCACATTCACATGGTACCTATACATACTATCCTGTAAGGCAATATGATTTTTCCCATTAAAATCACTGTGATTCGGTTTCCATGTATGGTGAACCTGTGCTCTAGAATATTTACGACCTTTCAACATTTCAATAACTTGATCAGCAGTAATAATTTCAAATTTACTCATTATTTTATTCTCCCCTATCAGTTATATTAAGTTCGCGGAAATTTTTGTGCTTCACATAATCCCAAATATCATCAAACTGATTATCAAATCGATCTTCTAGCTTCCCAACATCTTTTTGAATATTTGACAAGCTAGTATGGATATTGGCTTGCGTTCGACTGATTTCTTCTAGAGTATCGTTTGAACGACCCAGCTGAGTCATTAAGGCTGCCTCTCTCTCACGGCTGTCCTCTCTGTTTTGCATTCGTTCTTCTTTCGCGTCATTAATCAGCTGCCTAATGTAATAGAAAACAATGATCAAAACTAGAATAAATAACACTCCAAAGGTTTGATCAGATGACACGATTTGTTCTGCCGTTTTGACGCTACCTCCCATGGAATCCCCCTTTCAAGCAAATGAAAAAGAGCATGATCGATTCATGCTCTTCACTAGTTAATTATTTTTCTCTTTCCTTAGAACTCTGCTCTTTCTCTTGTCTCTCCAATCGCAGTTCTTCTTCTTTTTGCTCAAGTACGGCCATTAAGATTGCATTTTCTTGATGGGCATCACCTAGCTTTTCTTTTAAAATGTGAATGACTCGGTTCGCATCTGCTGAAACGTTACTCATGAAATTCTCTCCTTATGCAATTTTATTTTCTAAATCCACGACTTTATTGTTTAAATCTTGAAGTGCTTTCCATAATACTGCTGTCATGGAATAAGAGGACATTCCATCACCAGCTGGATCAACGACATCGGCATCAGACTCTTCATAGATCAAACCCACACGCTTTAACTCACGATCATCATCACTGTTCAAATGATAGTGATAAACCTGAGTTCTGACTACCTTCTGAAGCGCATCCCCCATATAAGGCTCTATATTTTTCTTATAAGAACGGAGAGACCCAACTTGAAAATCAGAAGCAGTCATTTTTGAATAGGCAGTATCACTTATGTTTCTTATTTGAATCGTAGACTGCGAGCTATTTAGTGATTTCATCAGTGCGTTACCAAATTGCATTGTGTGATGTTCATAGCTCGACCCGTCATGATCGAATTTAAACAAGCTTCCTCGGTTGCCATACATTCGACCCGTTCCGAGGTCCAGAACACTTGTCGCCTGGATGCCAGCTGCTTTAATTAATGCACCATCAGCACGACCGTCACCATTAAACTGAATGACAGCTCCCATGCTATATCCCCTAAAGTTCGGGTTATCGTCAGAAATCACGATGTTTTTATCACCAGATGCTAGTTCAAACACACTAGATTGCACTCTGTCTGCTACAACTAAATCCCCCGCATACTTCTTGCTATAAAAGTCAGTCCCACGTACTTCTGTTCCGTAGACTTCATCTGCGCTAATAGTTTCTACGTAGTTGATGTTCTTTGCCCGGAGCGTTCCTTTTACATCCACTTCCACGTCTCCTGTATAGGATTCAATATTAATTGCCCTTTCAGATCCACTTATGGCGTCGTTCCCAATCCGAACGTCTCCGCCATCATGCCAAACAGATCCACCTGATCCGAAGCTCCCGGTTCCGATAAGGAGTTCGCCTCCCTGTTGCGTATCCACTTTCAATGAATAGGCTGTCAGTTCACCCGCGAAATTACCTGTTGCCCCATCCAGCGTTCCGGTGAACTTGATGTCATCTGCAATGATGCTGTTGGCTTCCAGACGGTCAGCATTCAATGTCCCAGCCGTAATTTTATCGCCATGTAAGGAGTTTGAAATAATACGATTTCCATGCATCGTGCCGTACTTGATCACCCCTGCATCAAGACCAGCAGTGACGATTAGATCAGAATCAATTGTTTGCGACTGGATACGATTCGCATGAAGACTGTTTGTGGCGATTCGCTCACCATCCATCGATCCGAATTTGATCACGTTTGCATTCAAACCATTTGTTACGATTTTGTCTGTCGTGATCGATCCATCGACAATCAGTTCGGAATTTGCCATTCGATTAATACGCAAATTATCTATGAAGACGGCGTTCGTGCTTTCGTGATTGTTTGTGAATCCCAGGAAAATCTGCATATAGTACACGTTAGCTGGAACCGTGAATACTGCTGATTTTGTGACCCAGTTTGCATGTTTGCTAGACGACCATGCGACATTTCTTAGCCATGAAATATGACTCTTGTCCTTACCGTAAACACGGAATCCCATTGAAGCATAACCATCCCCATTAGTGTTCAAGTAACGCACTTCAGCAGAAAGAAAGAACTTCTGTCCTGGTTGTACCGGAATCAAACGAACCCCATATACATCTGAATTCCCACCACTACGCGCTGGAATTTCAAGGCATTTAATAGAACCATTTCCGCTACTCCATGACGACATGTCACGCACACTTCCAGCAGTATATCCTCGTGGCACTGTTCCGGTTACATCATCTTCAAAGTCAGGATTTTCTGCCAAGTTTGTAAAATCTTTAACGACTAATTGTTCAGTTGTAATTGTTTCCGCTGTAATACGCTCACCATCCATTGTGCCAAATTTAATGACACCCGCATCTAAACCAGCAGTAACAATTAGATCAGAATCAATGATTCCAGCTTTCAATTGATTTGCGGTAATCGTTTTTGAAGCGATCTGATTTGCCGTGATCGTATTTGTGTAGATGTCACCACCATTGATATACGTGGTCGATCCGTACTTCCAGCCGTCAACTAGCGACTTTGTACTAGAATACGTATCATCAGCGTGTTTCTTCGCAGCTGATTCCGCAGCGGTCGCTTTCGACGTAGCATCACTTGCAGCTGCACTGATAGCGGACGATTTAGCAGCGTTAGCTTTCTCTTGGGCGCCGGACGGTGTTTCTTTTGTGGAAGGATCGAATCCACTGTCGAAGGAAGTTCCGCTTCCAATTGCGATTCTTCGTGCATCGATTACACCTGCTCCGATTCGATCTGCATTCAGTGTACCGACCTGGATACGTAATCCTGACATTACACCAAACTTGATAACACCAGCATCAAGCCCGGCAGTCACAATCAGATCGGAGTCAATGATTCCAGCCTTAAGTTCGTTTGCTGTAATTGTTTTTGAAGCGATGGCATTCGCGGTAAGGGTATTTGCGTAAATATTTCCGCCATCGATATACGTTGTAGATCCGTACTTCCACCCACTGACCAAATTTTTTGTTCCGTCGAACCTGTTGCTGGCATATGTTTTCGCGGCTGATTCAGCCGAATTAGCCTTCGAAGTAGCGTCTGAAGCAGCTGAACTAATTGCGTCTGTCTTCGCCTGATTTGCCTTTGAAGTCGCATCGCTCGCGGCAGTGCTAATCGCAGCTGATTTAGCTGAATTCGCTTTTGACTGGGCACCTGAAGGTGTTTCTTTTGTGGAAGGATCGAATCCACTTTCGAAAACCGATCCAGGTCCGATTCGAACACGACCAGCATCCAGAACGCCGGTTTTGATTACACCTGCATCAAGACCAGCAGTTCCAATATGATCACTTGTGATGATATTTGCGGACAATTGTCCAGCACTAATCCTCCCTGACAATTCTGGAAGTGACGTTCTGGTCAACTTCACCCATAATGACCCATTCCAACGCTTCCAGACGTTTTCACTACTGTCGATCCACATGTCGCCATTACTCGGACTAGAAGGTGCAGTCGTTGATTTCGTAACCTTCTTTTCTGCATATCCTTCAGTATAGGATTTAGCTGCTGATTCAGCAGTTGCCTTTGCAGCGTTTGCTTTCGCTTGAGCTCCAGAAGGCGTTTCAGCTCCCACTTCACTCGCTGTGGTTGGGGTAGCCTTTATCCACGAAGAACCCGTATAACGTTTCCAGACATAAGGCGTTTGGGATGTGTCAATCCATAAATCATTCATGGAAGGAGTTGAAGGGGATGTTCCTCCCTGAGACACTTTTTTATTCGCAAATTCCTCGGTAAAGCTGTTGGCTTCACTCAACGCATCAGCTTTCGCCTGATTTGCCTTACTTTGAGCACCAGTTGGGGTTTCAGCACCAACTTCATTTGCTGTTGTTGGTGTCGCTTTCACCCATGATGATCCTGTGTACCGTTTCCAAACGTAAGGCGTTTGAGAAGTGTCGATCCATAAATCGTTGGCAGTCGCACCAGGTGGGGCAGAAGTTCCTTGAGATACTTTCTTATTCGCAAATTCTTCAGTAAAGGCTTGGGCTTCACTTACAGCATTCGCTGCCTTTTCAGCTGCATCTTGTTGAGCAGAGGTCACGGCATCCTTCCGTGCATCTTCGGCCTTTGATTCAGCGACAGCGATTGCATCCTCTTTCGCTTGATTAGCTTTATATTGAGCACCATTCGGCGTTTCAGCTCCCACCTCATCAGCTGTTGTCGGTGTCGCTTTCTTCCACGTCTCTCCATCCCATCGTTTCCATACATAGGGATCCACTGAAATATCAATCCAGAGATCATCATGGGAAGGGCTCTCAGGTGGGGAGGTGCTTTGTGTCACCTTTTTATTAGCATAGGTCTCTGTAAAGGTTTGGGCATCGGCTTTGGCTTGATTTGCTTTCCCAGAAGCACCATCTTTCGTTTCGATATCCTCTGCTGGAACGCCACCTACAGAATCTGTATCTTTTGCTTTATTTTCACTCGTCACGTCCCCAATCTTCACCCAATCAGACAATGAAAAAGAAGCCGACTTTGTTTTGGTCACAGTGGAACGGAAAACAGCCCCATCCTTATCCCATAAGTCGCCTTCATCATAAGGAGTATTCGGTTGTGATACGAACGTTCTTCTTTTGCTATCTGCTGTATCTTGTGCCTGTGCAGCATCAGCTAATGCTTTGGCGATGCCCTCATCCCGAACCATTAACCATGTATAGATCGTGCCATCTAATGCAAAGCGATAAGAATGACCGGTTTCAGTATTGTAAAATAAATCGCCAACATGATTCCTTTTTTCTTCATCAGTACGCCAGTCACTTGCTGGCTCATTGGATAAAGAAGGTTCATAGGGTTTAAAATGTGATTGAATTTGATTATCAATTTGAGCCTGAAGGTCGGAAATTTCCTCACTATAGAGCGTCGCATTTACATAATTCGTCAGTTGTGTATTCATATAGGCGATGGCTTCTGATTTTGCCGTATTGGCTTTCGCTTCAGCACCCTCAGGCGTTTCAGCTCCTACTTCAGCTGCTACTGTAGGGCTTGCCTTTTCCCACGCTGCTTCTGCTTCATTATAGGTTTTTACAATGTTCGGTACCTCGGTTGTATCAATCCAGATTACGGTCTGATCCTGTGGAGGTAACGCACTTCGCACTTTTCGAACCGCACTGCTCCATTTACGTTCATTTCGAAACAGCCGCTTCTGTAAATCCAGTAGTAACTGATTTGGTTTGATCTTCAACTCATGATAGTTCCCTAAAAGAAACTCATCTTCTTTGCCGGGATCATCGTACCGAAACGTTTCTAGAACACGAGCTTTCAAATAGAGAGGGGGTGTAAAACCTGTATCTTTAATGCGAACAGTGTCTCCCTTTCGCACTTTTTCATGGTCTAGATCGAACACCTTCTCCAAGGAAGCCCCCGTCACTTTATATTGCACGACACTATCAATGTGGCGTTTCAATGCCTCTTTTGTGCGTTCCCTCACGATTTCAGGTGTGAGCTCTTCGCCTTCTTCAGGTTGGACATAATAAACACCGATGTGGTGGCCACTTTCATCCCCCCATCGTTGAAAGGCGTCTTGATCTTCCACGTAATTCTTCCCACCATTGATGCCTTCAAATGTTATGAATTTTCCTTCTTCATTGGCTTTTCCAATTCCAATTAATGCCGTATAAACATTATTAGAGTCCTCGATCCGTTCCACACTCATCAGGTCTTTCGCAAGAACGATTTCTTTTCCGTTATCTTCCCCAATTCGTTCAAGGAAATCGACGTACCGACCCACGACTTTATTTCGTTGAATCACGATGCGGAAACGGATTTCCATACCAAAAAGTTCGTTTATGTGATGCAAGGCTTTCAACGCATTCGTAAAATCATTAAATTCAATGGTTTTCGCCCCAGCAAACTCAACGAGTCCCACCTGCCACCCTGTCCCTGATAAGATAAAACGAGCTGCTGTCTTTAAAGTTGCACTCGTGAGCGTAATCGGACTTAACACTTTCGCCGTACGAAGGCGCATGTGCTCCCCTTCTACTTCCACCACCTTTTCACGAACGCCATCTTTGTTCCGCTGTGTCACGCGATGAATGCGAAACGGAATAAAATAACCATCCGGGTGACTGGCCACCACCTTATTCATGTTGGTCAATTCCTGGACGTATTCATGATCGGTCACTGTTGAAAACTCGTAATAATTGGCTGCACTATTTAACTTCTCCGTATGCTTTCCTCCCCAGTAAACTGGGGTTTCTGGGTTTTCGTTCGATAAAAACCCGATGATTTCATCAAAACGATTGAGGATATGAATCAATTAAATCGACCCCTCCTTCCACTTGGCCACCACTCTAGCTGCATCTGACGGATAAACCTTCAATTCCGATTCTCCTTTTCCAATCCCAAAGAAGTTGGATGCGAGATCTTTTTGTTTGTTCATTAAAGCTCCATTCTTTTCGATCCGTGATCGTTTATGATTTAGCACAATTTGGTCCCCTGGGACTGCGATGTAAGGAATTTCTTCTTCTGTAATGCTATTAATCTTAAACACTTGCAAATGTTGCACTTGAAGCTTCGGAATGGAAAGGGTACCAAAAGCCCCTAAATGGACCTGGATTTGAGCCAACTTATCTAAATACACCTCATCTAAGTCCGTGAAAAACTCGGTTTCTCTTGCATAATGATGGTTGGAATCATTCGGATCTTGTTGAGCGATATAAGCCCGGAAACGAGCACCAATCCGCTGTAAACTTAGAAGCCCCCCTTTCATGTAGTTCCAGGTTCTTCTTCGTTCATTAATCATGTAATAGCCATCCATTAAGTTACCAGCTCTCATTTCGCCATGGTTGGACGTCACCTGTTGGCTGGTATCTTTCATCGCCATTTTGCCAATCACTTGGTTCAAATCGTCTAGAAGTGAGATTTCTACTCGCCCTACATCAAGGGGAGAAGTGCTCTCATTGGTGATCGTCGCTTCAACTCGAAAATCTTGGATGGTTTCACTCAACTCCAATTTTTGAGCCGGACCATGCCAATATGTCCCCGTCCCATAGGAACTAGCAAGTAGCCCTTTCCCGTTTGAATACATCGAACCGGCAACTGTGCCTCCTTCTATCATTGTGCCTGGCATAAAACCCGTCATATCACTACAACCATGACGCAACAAGAGCTGTTCCTTTTCCACGGATCTTTCTTTTACTTCAGTTGGTTGCCCCAATTGAATATAATCCTCAGGACTAATAATCGAGAGAAACGTTGTTGGCTTTAAGATGTCGATCATGAAGGTCGGAAAAGTCTTTTCCGTGCCATGATTGGTGATATTGGGATCAAAAGAGCCATTTGGATCATTGATCACCTGGTTCCGTTCAAGCGAATACAGAATCGGGTCCAACATCATCAATTCAATTGCACAAGCCCCATCTGAGAAAGTCACATTCTCGATATCGTATTCCCCATCTTGAATGGCAAATAGCTCACGATTGGGATTGACATCTCGAATGATCTTATACGGTTTTTCTGAGTAAAAGGTTTGGAAAATCGCATGGCGATAATAATCTAAGTCTTCGACACTATTAGTATCCACTGTAAAAGAGAGTTTGACTTTCCGTGTTTTGATACGAGAAGAAGCCAACAGAGCCCCATGTCGATTCGGGATGTCAATGGTATTTCGCTCAACATCAGGAGAAAAGATGTGAAAAGAATCAACCCATAACCCCATATCATGCATATCAATGATCTGATTGTTCACATATTCGATTTTGAAATTCAATTTACTCTTCATCTTCTCACTCCCCCAGAGCCCGACTGTTCATTTCTTCATCTCGTTCAATTTCATCTCGGACGGTATCCCATGTGATTCTTCCAACGGTTTGCCCGTCCATCACCACATCAGAAGAAGCAATATTCACTTCCACTAACTTGTCCATTACGCGATTAACTAGCCCCGTTGAAACGTTTGATAGCCTGGATTGAGCACTGGCGATCAGTTTAGCAATCTTCATCGCATGTGGTCCTTCAAACGGTACAATTCCTTCTTCTACATCCCCGAACCCAGCGTTCCCTGCCGTAAATGGTTTGGTCATGACGCCACCTGTTTTATGCCAGTTAACGTTGAACTTTGGGTATGGAACACTAACTGGTCCGACCTTCTTGGATCCCATACTGACATCGATTTTAGGAATCTTTGGTTTTGGGATGGTAATTTTCATTCGACTGAAAGCACTTTTAATGGAATCAATAATGCCGATCACTGTATCCTTCGCTGATTCAATCGGCCTCGTGATAGCAGATTTGACACTGTTAAATATGCTCGTTGCCGTTGATTTAATCGATGAGAAAATGGAACTGATTCTACTGCTCATCGAATCAAACGTAGATGTCACACGACTTTCCGCCTCATTAACGACACGAATGATGATTGATTTAATACCCTTCCAAATACTCGTGATAGTTGATTTCACTGAGTTAAAAATAGCATTTACACTGGATTTTAACGCATTGAAAATTGAAATAGCCGTACTTTTTAAAGCCGTAACGATGGAGGTAACGGTATTTTTTATAGAGTTCCAGACGGTTGAGAAAAAGACTTTGACCCCATTAAAGATCGCTTTAATACCACTAACAAATAATTGGAACAATGCTTTCACAGCATTCACATAAGCCGTAACGATAGCCACAACAGCTTTTTTTATCGCATTCCAAACCGTTGTAAAAAAGATTTTTAAGGCGTTAAAAATGAATTTAACAGCTGTTACGTAAGCATTGAAGATGGCTTTGATAACAGCAACATAGGTTGTCACAATCATGATCACCGCTGTTTTAATTGCGGTCCATATCGCAATAAGGGCTGTTTTCAGACCATTAAAGACCATGAGGGTAAAGGCCTTAATTCCGTTCCAAGTATTTAGGATAGCGTTTTTCATAAATGCTAATGTGATTTTAATCGCTACTAAAACACCATTCCAAACCATGATTAAGAAGTCTCTTATGGCCGGTAAAGCTACCGCAAGAGCTGCTTTGATTTGGGTCCATAAATTAATAAAGAAGTTTCGAAAAGCATCACTCTTATTCCAGAGAAGAACAAAAGCTGCTACAAGAGCGACGATGATTCCGATCACAATGCCCACTGGACCAGTTAGAAACAACAATGCCGTACGTAAAACATTAAAAAGAGGACCCAGTTTTGATAACCAGCTCCATATTTTTGCGAATATCGGTATTAAATTTGAAACTGCTCCTACAACGTACCCCAAAACAACAAGAAATGGACCCAGCGCTACTCCGATCATTCCAAAAATGACGGTTAATTTTTGTCCTAAAGGTGATAAACTACCAAACCAGTTTGAGACACTTTGGATCCCAGCTGTTAACTTGGGTAAGATATCTCTCACAAAACCTAGTAACACTTCCCCGAGTGGCACTAAAGCTAATTGCAATTGGTTCATGACAGCCTGAAGGTCTGTTCCAAAATTATCGTATAATGCCTCACCAGCCTTATCAGTTGCTCCTTCAGCACCCTCAAGATCTTGATTCACACTACTAAAAAACGTTTGGAATTCAGGTCCAAGGTCTTCTAATGGCGTACCAAAAGCTGCAATGGCAGCTTGATTACGTTTAGCAGGATCTTCAATTGTTGATATAGCAGACGATACGGCCATAAATGCACTTTGTGCATCTTGTCCCCCTGCATTGATATCAGATATCACTTTATCAGCATCTAATCCCATTGCATTTAAAGCGTCCTTCGTATCATCAGATCCTTCGCCCATTAGTAAGAATCCTTCTTTTGCCGTATCGGCAAGGACATCCATACTAAAAGCGCCACTTTCAGCACCGGCAATTAAAGTAGCTGTAAATCCTTCAGCATCGTAGCCTAGAGCTTTAAACTGAGGTGCATATTCATTAAGGGTTTCAAGAAGTTCATCAGAATGAGCACCGCTTTTTTGAAAACCAACTGTCATAAGGTCAAATGCCTCATCTGATGAAATGCCGAAGTTTTTCATCAACGTATTGGCTGTTTTTGTGCTTTCTCCTACATCTGCTTCAAAGGCGTCAGACAGAATAAAGGCTTTCTCTGTCGCTGCCTGTAATTGATCTACAGGAATTTCTTTCATGTTTTTTGAGACAGTTGTTACGGCAGCTGCTGCTTCATCAATATTCTCACCGAATGCATCAGCCCAAAGCGTTTCAGCAATTTCTGCAAACTCTTCTGCTTCTGATTTTGTGACGCCGAGCGAAGCTTGAATCTTCCCTTGGGCCTGATCAAAATTGTCAGCAGCTTTCATGGCCACAGCACCTAAACCTGTTAAAGCAGGGGTTACGGTTGCTGTCATGGCTCCGCCGACATTTTTCAGTTTATCCCCTTGTTCTGATATGGCCTCTGACGTTTGTCGAACAACGTCCGTTTGTTCTTGGAATTGATCGGTTGTTTCGGCTAACTCATTTGATAGACGCTGTTCAGCTGTTTGAGCACTTAATAACCTTCGAGAAAGAGCTTCAACTTCCCGAGAATTGTCTCCATACATTTCTCTAGCTCGCGTTAATTGTGTAGCAGTTTCTTGTGTTTTTCTTGATGCTAACTGTTGAGCCTGTTGAAGATAGTTCATTTTGGCCTGAAGCTTTTCCGTTGCACTTCCGTTTAATTTCAGTTGTTCAGCTTGTAGTTGATATTCCTGTCTCAGCTTAGAACTTTCATTTTTCATATCACGCATTGCTGAATTAAAATCTTTATTAAATACACTAAACTTGATTTTCGTTTCGGGGTTTCTTGCCATTCATCCACCCCCTTTCTATTGCTTTTTCGGATTATTGGACCAAGTATCATAAGCCTGTTTATTTTCGAATATCCGATCGACTTCCACGATTGGAAAATCCCAGAACACTTCAGGATCAATCCCATAGACAAGAACATAAAGCACGTACAAATCTTCAACGCATTCAATGTTAAGTTGAGGCGCTTTTACTTTCTCGCCTTTCTCTACTTTTTTGAGGTGCTCGCTTCTAACCCCTTCCTGAACTCATTCGGGTTTTGATTCAAGTAGACCATGACAAGATCGAGATAATCATTCAGGAGTTTTTCGAGATCCCCATGATAGAGATCAAGAAATTCTTCGAACGTAAGGTCTAGACTTTTATTGGCTCCCATAATCCCGAGGTAAATTACAGGCAAGTCGCGATCCGCATCGATAAATTCAGCTTGTTCTTCTGAAATATTTTCAGGATCAATTTTGCCATCTTTTCCGACTAATCCCTGCATCTGGACCAAGTTTGTAATTAACGAGGTTTTTGTAATCCCAAGACGCATCCCTGTAGCCAATGAACGATTCGTTAAAAATGCAGGATATTTCTTGGGATTCACAAACCGTGTTTCAAATTCATTGTTTTCAAGCTCGATTACTTCGACCTCTTTTAGTTCAATCGTACTTATTTTTGTTCCCATCTTAATTTCCTCCTTTTTCTTACCAAACAAAAAAGACCGACAATTTGTCAGCCTTTATGGTGAAGGGATTGCCTCCACTAACGAATAATCAAATGCTATGTGCCAGGTATCCGCAATGGATGGATCTTCAAGTTCTGAAATGTATGCCTCGTAATAGAGGTTAGTTTTGGCATCAGGATAAGCTGTTACTTCCACTTCCATTTCTGCCACTTCATCAGCGCCATTTTCAATCGCAAATTTAAATCCAGTGGTTGATACCACATTCGGAAAAGAGATTAATTTTGTGATTTCTTCAAATTCGTCGATAACGTCAGCTGTGAACACAAATCGTTTTCCTTTGGAATTTTGAGAGTATTTGTATACACCAGGCTTTAAATCCTCATTCGTAATACCAAATAACTCACGAACAATAGCTACTGGAACATGAGCTGAGATGGTAAGATCATGTTTTTCAGGCTTGGTCTTTTTGGCAACCTCCACACCTTCACACTTCTTGATTAATTCCTTTAAGGTCGTTTCGCCTTCTACAGAGCCAATACAGGGGAATTTCACCCCATCTTGCTGGGTCCCGTCCTCTGCGAAAAATTGCGTGCTCGCATTCGTGATTTTTGTTGAATCAAATGATTCGACAACAGTGGCCATTAAAATTCCTCCTCGATTAATTGGTCTAATTGGTCATTGATTTCTTGCAGAATACGTGGCGTCCCATCATTCATTCCCTCAGTCATGAATTCGTCTGGTGCTCTTCCGATAGACGTTCCTAACCCCTTATCAGGGAAAACCAGATAGTTGTAAGTCTTTTTTGGTTTTGTTTCAAATCCTAAGTTGAAGGTTGCACTTCGAAGAGACTTCGAATTGCTCGCATGTCTCTTTTTCGCTGGTGATTGGGATACTGGGATTCTTAAGAGGATCCTATCCTCAATTGTCTTTATCCCAAAAGAATGCAAGATCCGATTCACTCTCTTTTCAACTTGATCAGGTATTCTCTTGAATTTTTTTTGCAGTAGCTTTAGCTCTTCAGCATCAATTTCAAATCGAACACTCATAACGAATACTCCTTGAAAAAATAAAATTAACTCGATCTACATATTCATCGGTGTCTAATTTTTGGACACGATCACGTTCTGTTCGTACAAATTTCATAGCGTTGATTTTGGTTATCGAAGAGATAATGTCTAATTGATCTGTTTCGAGGGAACGACTATTTTCAGCCAGGTAGGTAATAAAAACATCTTGCCTCATATTCCCCTGGTTTTCCCCTTGCTGCAGATCACCATAAATGATTAAAAACAAATTCAATTTTTCAGGACGTTCGCTTTCTGATACATCATCCTGAAAGACAGGAAGATTAAAGGTTTGTACAAGATGGTTATAAATTTGTTCGTTTTGTTTGCTAATAAGCACTTTAGCTTTTTCATTCATCCCTAAATCCTCCTACTTCCTGCAAGTAAAAAAATAAATACCGTCGACTTGTATCAAAGTCCACGGTAATAACATCATATTCCATTGTCCCTATCCTTATTTTAATATTAGACTTCCGTAAGTTTTTATAGCTTTCAAAAAAGGAAGACGGAATAGTGGAAGATTCTTGAGCAGATGGTGGCAGTTTGGTTTTCACTTTAAGATCCAGGCGACTACTCATGGTGCCAGCTAGCTGAAAATCTTGATCACGTGCACTCATCAGCCGAAATGCTAATTTCCCTTTTTGTTGATACGTTTCGCCTATCCTCTTCCCCTCTGATGATCGTTGGACAGATTGAAACCCATAATATAAAAACCCGTCATTAAACGTCTCATGAACCGGCCTCTGTATTTGTCGCTTCATATGCGTTAATTCCCTCTCTTAGAGAAAGCTTGAAGAGCTCTCTTTCAAAGTTAATCTCAAACAATTCCAAGGAATGATTATAAGCGTAACGTCCATAATCCATTAACAAAGGTTTTGCTTTCAGATCGGTGGTATAGTCAATTTTAGTACCAGCAATATCATCAAGATAAGCTATCCCTTCTTTCACCTTATCTAGCAGGGTAGCATCCTCTTCATTCCACGTAATGTGCAGATAACTTTTCAATTGATCTCTTAAACCTTCAAGTTGTTCTTCACCCAAGAAAGCCACCCCCTACTTTTCTGGAGATGGCTTTTCATTTTCTTCTAGCTGTTTTTGCAGATCTAAAATAAGAGCAATTCGTTCTTCCTCGTTACTAGCCTCGCTTGGATCTCCATTTAAATTCACTATTAATTCCTCTTGAGGAGCTTTATTCATCTTTTTAATATCCGTTGCAGTTAAACGTTCGATAGATTCATTGGACTTTTCTTCCACTTCTTCGATGAAGACACGCTTATATTTCGGATGTTCTTTCGATAATTCTGCAATGCGTTTCTGACTGGGTTTGTAATCTCCCTTTGGATATTTTTCACCAGGTTTATAGATTGTCCCATGATCATCTATATCTTTAAATCCATTCATTACTTTATAAATCATAAGTCCTTATGCTCCCTTCAAATTGTTTATACTGCTGGTTCTTCCGTTAACTGTAGGTCATAGACTTGAGCAGCATAATTGTCCACTGGCTTACCAGTAGCAAATTGCTTAGCGATATACAACGTCGCATCTTCTAATGCCATCGTCTCAGTGTACTTTTTAATCGGTTCCGTTCCACCAATAGCAGCAATGTATTCACCTCTAACAAAGAAGAGTACTTTGCCTTGTGGAACAAATTGTGATTCTGTGATTTTTGGATTAAATGGCAAACTCGTTACATAGACACCATTCGCATTTTGAATCGTGGCGTTCGCTTGAATGCCAAAGTTATCAAAGGGATTCACAACCATCACAACTTTTCCGGATACGTTTCGAACTTTATCTTTTCCATTTACTTTACGGATCGATAATTTTTCGACGACACCTTTCAATTCTTGAATCGTTGTTTTACCTGGTTCAAACGTTAGAGTGCCGGATGAAGTTTTATCTGAAATGGCCCCAGTGCTAGCATCCACACTTTTCAGAAGTCCAATAGGTTGATTGATTCCCGTTCCAGCAACATATCCTTTTTCAAGTCCAACGGACATGGCTTCTTTGATCATGGTACGTACATAACGTTCGATCCATACTGGACCCAGCTTCAACATATCGTTTGCAAGTGGAATAAACGCTGTTAATTTCAACTGACTAATGGTTTCTTTACGGAAGGCACCATTTAACTGTCCTTTGATATCCCCAAATAATGGCCCCCAGACAGCAGCTCCTTCAGGATCGGAATAAATAAATTCGGTTACGGCTCCTAGATTTTGAATCCCAATTTCTTGTAAGAGAGGATGAACTTCTACTAAATCCTTAAAGACGCGCTCTTGTGTGGTTTTAGGTAAGGTCTCTGTTTCTTTGAAACCACCATCTTCGACAACAGCATTGAAAAACTTGAGCTCTTCTGAAGTCAATACATTTTGACCACGAGCTTGCATGACGGCATTATCAGACATTTGGGTATTTACTTGATTCAAAATATCACCCTGAACGTCGTTTGCTAGGGCTTCAAGCATATTAGATAGGGCTTCAGATTGTTCTGCCTCTGAGCCATTTATAGCGACCTGAGCAAAGGCCTGTTTCTTTTCTTCAAAATTGTTAAATTTAATGGTCATGTCTTAAGCTCCCTTATTTTAAATTTAAAAAAAGCTTACTCATATTCTGCTTATTAGCAGGAGTAGGCTTTTGTTCTGGTGGTTCATTTTTTTGTTTGTTTTTCTTAGCTGAATACTTTGCAACTAACTTGTCCTTTAGATTTTCGAACTCTTCTTCGTCTTCTTCCTCATCACCTAGATCTTCAAGTTCTTGAATTTCTATCTCTTCGCCTACGATGTCAGCAAGTCCAAAAGCAACGGCTTCCTCTGCGGTAAGAAAGGTTTCTTCATCAAGAAGTTGTTCCAATTCAGACTGCTCACCAACGAAGCGCTTTTTATACGATGCAGCAAGTGAGGCGTCAATTTTCCTTAAATCTGAAGCTGTCTTATCAAAAACTGCAGCATTACCATATTCAAAGGTGGATGCTCTGTGTATCATCATCATGGTGTTTTCAGGCATGATGACTTTATCGCCAGCAACCGCTATTACAGAAGCAGCACTTGCAGCCATACCATCTACATGAACAATAATCTCTGCTTTATGGTTTTTAAGGATATTGCCAATGGCTACACCGTCAAATGCAGAACCGCCTGGAGAATTAATGTGGACGTGAATTTTTTCAGCATCAACACTTTGCAACTTTCTTCGAATACTCTGTGCGCTATTGTCGCTAAAGAAGAAACCACCAATGGGTCCATAAATATAGAGGGAATACTCCTTGTCTTTTTCACCCGCTTCAAAACGAACATCGTTTTTTTTGTTCATCATGTTCTTAATTTGATCTTTGAATTCTTTTGACATTATTTATCACCCCCTTCAAGTTCGTTTGTTTCTTGGTAGTTTTTCGTGATCACGAATTTATCAAGAATCGGATCATCCATCTGTTCGAGACCGATCGCATCTCTTAACTCATGACCATTGGCCACCCCGGATGACCTTAATTTATCGACTGAAGTTGCCACATCAAACATATTACTGTAGGAGACGCGCTTAATATCGATTCGCTTACCAGCAAGGTACTCTTTCTTATCGATAAACTTGGCATCTGACTCATCTTTAATTTTCTTAAGTAATGGATCAATACAAAAGGTCATCATGTTACGAGTCGCTTTTTCCACATCAGCCATTTCACCATGAATTAAAGCGACTGGAATACCTAATGCCTTTGCTACATGATCTAAAAATCCGTTACTGACTTTATTGATCTCATCTACACTTGCACCAGAAGAAGCTGCCTGTTCGGTATAAGTGAATCCTTTTTGTTGTGGGATGATGGCGAATGTTTTTTCTTTTATCGCTTGATACATCCGATCAATGAAACTCTGTAACTTTCGTTGAGTTTCAGGATCCTTCGCACCTGTCGTCTCTAGATCAACCGTCGAACGAATCTGATTTTTATGTTTCTGGAATTCTACCATTCTTCCAAACAAGGATCCGTAATCCATAAAAAGGCTATCAATCAATTTTGATAGATTTTCATTATCGAATTCCAAATAAAGCACATCATTCATCGTGAAGGTTCGTTGAAAGGTAAAGTTTTTGACAGTAACGTTTTTGAACGTATCCTCCACTACTCCATACTCAACGCGATCAAAATCATCAGCAATTAACAAATCATCTGTAGCAGATTTGATAATCAAACATTCATTGTCATGGATAAGTTTATAAACCACCGTTTGCCAAAAAAAACTTGCTGACATGTTTTTATTTGGTCGAACATTTAACCGGTAGTAGAGTTCATCTTTTATCGTTTCTTTATTCTTCTTCACTCGAAATTCAGATTGACTGATGATTCGACCGATCATATTGACGCAGGTTTGAATCGCCAATTGTTTCATTTTAATCCGTTCGGAAGTGCCTTCTAATAAATCGACATCATACATCCACTCCAGCTCAGTATTACGTTTGAATATGTCTAATAATCCTATTGTCACTCACCTCCTAAAATGAAATATCGTCCAGGTAAAATTCTTCTTCCTCTACCAGGACATTATCCGCTTGCCATAAGGCGTGGATAAATGCCTGAAATCCATCGGTTTTACGTTTGATTTCATCTTTCTTTAAGTATTCTTTATTGCCATCCTTTTTGATTTTCACATACACATTATTTGTGTACCATCGCATTAATGGATTGTCGCCAAATATAATCTGCTTATTAGCAAATACCGTTTCAACTCTTGGTGCAAGTTGTGAATGAATGGCTTTAGGATTCCGTATATAAATTAAAAGAAAGCCTTCTGCTTCAAGTGCAGCTTTCACGAGATCAAGACGAAAGGTATCCGCTACAATGGTGCTAACCCCATATTGCTCTCTCATTCTTACGAACCAATTTACGATTTGTTTTATATCAATAACCGGTCCGTCTAAAATGGTCAATAAGCCTTCCTCTTCCCAGTCATGGATTGGCGCCTGTAAATTTGCATCCTTTAGAAAACCTCTTCTTACGAATGAATGTGATTTCCAAATATAATCTTCACCAACTTTAAATAATAATCCGACTGCAGCAAAGTCCCGAATGGAAGCGAAATCCAAACCTCCGACTGCCTCCCTATGTTTTAAATCAGGAATTTGTCTATTAGTTGCTTTAATTTCTTCCCAAGTCGCCACAGATGCAGTTAAATCGGTAGCAGGTAAATTCATACGCTTTGTCATAAATCGAATGCGTGCAGATGGCTTAGAATTCCCTAAAGAGATGTACTGCGTTCTAACCTTACGAAATAACTCTTTCGCGTACTCACTCATGGGTTCATGGAACATCGGATTTGCTTTTTGCCAGTTTGAAAAGTCATCCATATCCGATTCACTGTCCAGCGTGGCCATAAAGACAAATAACGGATCCTCTAATGATTCCCCATTCAGAACTCTCGTTGCCCGTTCTTTCAGATCATCCAAATAACCACCGCGAACAAATCCATCTGTAGTGATAAAGAATTCTCTGGAGTGCTTAACCTTTCCCAGACCGGATGAAAAGACATCAATGATTGCTGAATCTTCATATTCGTGGACTTCATCATATACGACACAACCGTCACGCAAACTATCTTTTGTTTTAGGGTTAGAAGTGTGGAACTTGAGTTTGCTATTGTTCGTTCGACTACTAATTTCGGATTTCGTCGCATAAAACAATGATTCCAACACTTTGTGATTATCTGAGTTTTTAATAGTGCTGTAAATTTCATTAAAAGAAGTCTTAGCCTGTTCTTCGCTATTCGCTACGATCGATACATTGTAGTTTTCGATTCCATGCAAATCGCTGATAAAGAAATTTGTAAGGGATGAGATCAATCCGTTCTTACCAGCTCCCCGTGCTTTGTATAAAAAGAACTGTTCGAAAAAAGGAAAGTTTCCTTCTGTGTAATAGAGAAAAACGAATGCTGTAATAAACTTTTGAAACGGCATTAATGTAAAATAATTCTTTTCTGTAAAAGCGATATAACGCTTATGAGTTATTTCATCAAAGTAGATATCATCACGATTAAGAACATGGTTATTTAAGTAAGAAAATAAAAGGACCACATACTTACTGACTTTTATCTTGCCAGCTTCGTATTGGTCCATATAAAAGGTAACATGCTGATTTATTTTCATTTATATCAAATCATCTGCTGAATACTTCGGATTTCCCTTGTTCTCTTCGTCTATAAAATGAAAGGTTCGTTCTATATTCATGATGGATGCATTTACTTTGCTCATTTCATTCAACAGAGGGTGGGACTTCACAAATGTTTGGGTCGCATTCTTTACCATGATCGAAACGCCCTCTTTTTTAACTGTGCGTTCCATTCGTCTATAAATTTCAATATGCTTCAAGTACCTACCGACTTTTTCCACTTCAACAGGACTAGTTGTATCAACGCTGGACATCAGATAATCCTTTATTTTATCTATACTTACGTCAGTTCTTAAGGCCGCTTTCAATCATGGCCACCCCCCTATCGTGAGATTTTGATAAAAAATTTGGAAAGTCGAGCCCCCTCCCCGTTTCACGGGTCCCCAAAAACTTCAGAAAATTTTTGACGGGGGGGCTTTTGAAAATTATTTTTCTCTAAGCTCAAATGCTTTAACTATCGTTTTCTTCTCATCTTCTGTAATGTCCTCAAACTCCATGAATCGATCTAAAGCTTCCTTTGTTGTCATCCCTGAGTCTAAGAGTAATTGAAGCTCTGATAAAGCATCCTTTAACTGTTCTCTTATCATCTCTTCCATCCTTATAGTCACCACCTCTCATCATCAAATACTTTCTTCTTTCGAATGTACTTCTCCAATCGACCGTGCTCTTCATTATGACAACGAATGCATATGCATTCACAGTTACTATAAACAAGCGCAAGCTCTGGATGCTGTTTAACTTCCTTTATGTGATGCACGTTCTCTGCCCTTCCTACTCTACCTGAACGCTTGCAAGTCTGGCATTCATGATTATCTCTAACCAGTACACGTTGTCTAAGTTTTCTCCAAGCTAGACTCTGGTAGAACTTAACCAGTTTATCTTGGGCTATGAGTTCAATAATTCGTTGTAGTTCCATCTACATTCACCTCTCTACACACAACCAAGGATCACCTTGTATGAAGAGGTTGGTTTATTAATATTGATTGTGTGTAGAAAAAGAATGAAATTCTTGAAGTGACTCTTTAATAATCTGTTTATGTGTATTTTCACATAAGAAAAAGCACCACTTGGGTGCTAAGTTTTAAATCTCATCTTCCGAATTCATTTGTAATTCTTCTCTTACAAATTTCTTTGATTGTGTCAAAATCGCCTCCATTATCAACACATGTATATACTTCAGCTATAAAACTGTTTTTTTCTTCTATACTCATGTCTTTTAGAAACTCATCTAACGAGTTTTGTATGCTCATAATCCTCCCTCCCTTCACTGTTTAATTTCAGCAAAAGGAAGTTGAATCCTGTTTAATCTGTAAAAAAAGGAGTGTCTTCATGAAATAGATATATTGGTGCAATAGGTGACTTTATTTTTGTATTAGAAGCGCTTCATACAATTGGTATTGATCTATTACAATTAAGCTTTCTATAACGAATAATCAAATGTGACTACTCTTCTTGCTCGAGCATTTATACATAACCTTGTTGTATTTCTCTGCTTTTCAAACTAATAACATTTTATCATTTAAATGCATGAATGTTCTGCCAGTAGTCAGCCATTTTTCTGCCAAGAAAATTATATGCAGACGAAGAAGATTTTAAGAAAACATATTCTCAAACTTTAATTTTGCTTTTGGATGCAACTTCCTAAACAACACGTTTACCTGCTGAACGCTAATTCTCCCACCAACTAAATAATTATCTGGATTATTAATGGTTGAAGTTGCATCTGACATTACATTATCATCGCCTCTAATAAAATCCTTTTGTTTGTTGCCTTTTCCTTCAAAGTATTCAATTTCGTGCTCTCGCATGTTTCTAACTTCTTTTATATAAGGAATTTTTTCATTTATTTCATCTATCATTTGCTGATATTCTTCATCATACTTTACGGCAACATTTAACCACTTTTGAACTTTATTTAAAGCAATAACAAAATAGTATTCTCGAACTCTGCTTAACTCTCGAATGTAATCCATTCTGTTCTTCATTTGAAGATTTACTCCTGGCTGATCGAAAAAATCATCCATTAAACTAACGGATTCATTGCTTAATTTAATTAAATCCTCGCCTTCAATTAATACGGCCATCATCCAAGTTTTAGTTTCTTGTATAGACATCCATTTCATTCTGTCTTTATCCATTTTCATACCTCCCATAAATATCAAGTCAATTATTTCATTCCCTCATAGATTAACTTACCATTATCTTGCATTAATTACCCATATCTTATATTGTGTGTAATTAATTTAACTCCTGAATGTCCTAGTAGAATGCGGTTAATATTAAAATGCAATTATGAATTATACATTATCTTATTAAGAAGAACTGGCAAAGAATATAATAACTCCTAACAAAAAACTCCCGATTCAGGGGAGTTTTTGTTAGGAGTTCAATATTTACCTATTTGCACACCTCTTGGGTTGCCAACTTTAGCTGTGGAATAATATATGTCTTTAATAGTATTAAACCAACTTTCCATTTCACTATAAACTCCATTTTCCTTTAAATCTTCTGCAGTAACCTTTTTTGTTAATTGGCCATTCAATTTAGCTTTGATTGCCATATCTCTTTTTTTATCATCTCTGATTTGACTCATAGCAATCCCTTTTAAATGGTTCGGTATATCGAAATTGCCCCACCTTGAACGGTGCTCAGATAAATTACAATTAAACTCTTCTTCTATTAAAGCAATTGGGATGTAGTTTTCCATTTCACGTAACTGTGTTATCATTCCTGTGCGTCTACCATCATTCATTGCGTTCATATCATCAACTAGTTCTTTATACTTCTCAACATCTCCATCATACAAATGAAATTCCTTTATGTTTGAGTGTTGAAAGTGGTTAAGGTTAATCCAGTCTATAAGTCTACTACCCCCCAGATTATAGATACTAATATCAGTCTGCTCTATATCTATTATTTCTTTGAATTCTGGTACACATTGATTTACATTCTTAATAAAATTCACATCATTAGGACCTTCCACACAAATTACCATACTTGAATGTATCGTCGGTAAAATCCCTAAAGTATTAACTATTTCACTGATTTTAACTTTTTCATCTGTTACTATTTCTGGACAACCTTCTTCATCTTTTGAAACCAATATTAACGACTCTTCATCAACCATCTGTGCTATTTCAGGTGTGTGAGTAGTTATAAATACTTGACTATTCTCCTGCTCAGCAATAATCGATAAAGAGTCTATTATCATTTTTTGAAAGTCAGGATGTTGAGAAGTCTCTGGTTCTTCTATAGCATAAATTATATTTTGATGTTGTCTATCCATTAAGCTCTTTTCAGCCTGTGCCCTAAAGTAACTCAATAGTATTAATCTTCGTACACCGCTCCCTCTTTTATTTAATGGTATATCGTTATCTGTATCCAAATTAAATTTAAAAACAGTGTCCCAATTTTTAAGATCGGGCAACGTTTTTAATTGGTTTGCAATTTCACCATTAAACTCTTTTAATTTCTCAATTGTTTTTTCCCCAACTTCTTCAACTCTTTTTACAACTCTGTCTCTTATAGCGTCTAGATCACTTTGAAGCTCAGATAACACCTCTTTAGTAATCGCCTTCATTGGATCTTGTACTTCCTTATCGCTATCTGTATTTGCTCTATCAGATTGAAAAAGGTTGAAAAGCGGCAGATTTTCTTTCAATTTCAGCCAGTTTTTCATACTCTCATCCTGAATATCTTTAACATTAATAGGTAAAACATCTAAAACTGTATCTTCACTTATTAAATGATTAAATATTGCTTTTCTTATATCTGCTTTTTTCGTTTTATTAATACCATTATAATCTCTTATTTCATCCTTATATTCTTCCAACGCACTCTTTAATTCTGCAAGGCTATAAGTAATTAGTGGGTTTTCGAATAAAATAGGATGATATGTATTTAGGTGAACAGTAATATTGCTTGCGCTGATTGTATTACCACTCGCTTTTATTACTTTTTTTATTTCAAGAAGTCCCTCCTCGTTTAATAGATACTCATCATTTAATGAAGTTGGATTTGAAGCATCTAATATTACCAAATCTTCTTCCTTTACTTCAAAAAAAGCACTAATTTCAATAACCTTTTCAAACGCATATTTATAACAATCATTAGGTTCAGGTTTTTCATCATTAAAAAATATGTTTAAAGCATCAAGAATAGTGCTTTTCCCTACATCATTTCTTCCAATGATTACATTTAAATTTTTATTGAATTTTACTTCTAATTCTTCATACCCACGAAAATTTTTTAATTGTAATTTAGTTAATTTCATTTTTTACCTCCATGATATGATGGATTTCCACTAAATTACAAATTCTACATTCATGAAAAAAGACCTTCATTAATTTTTAAACATCAATAATTTTTTATTCAATGTTATCGATTTAAATTTTAAATTTTTTTATTGCTTTATCTATACCATCTTGCTCAATACCAATATACCTTAAGGTAACAGATGGACTAGTATGATTAAAAATTGTTTGTAGTAATGCAACATCTTTTGTTTGTTTGTAAAAATGGTATCCAAATGTTTTTCTAAGAGTGTGAGTACCTATCTCATTTAAATTAATGTATTCTGCTGCCTCTCGTAGAATTTTATAAGCCATGCTTCGCCCAATAGGCTTGTTAATACCTTCTCTACTCTTGAAAAGAAACTCATGATCTTCTCTACCATCCACATATTCTTTTAATTCCCTATTTAGAGCAGGAGTCATATCCAATCTTTTTTGCTTCCCAGTTTTCTTTTCTCTCATACTAAAATAGGGTCTTTTTGCATCGCTAACACGAAGAGGTAAAATATCGGAAATGCGAAGCCCACTATTGATACCGAGAATGAACATCATATAATCTCTTTCATTTTTCTCTTTTAGAAAAAGTTTTATTGCTCTAATCAGTTCAGGATCCCGAATTGGTTGCACGAAGTTCATCCGGCGAACACCTTCTCTTTAGTCACTTCAATACGTAAGATGAAAGCTAATTTATAAAAGGCCCTTGCCTTTACTCTGTAGTACTTTCTCTCACTCATGCCTAGATCATTATAAACTTCATAATCAAATACATCCTCTTCATTCATATAGCGCTGAATAATGATCGACCTTTCTTGATAAGAGAGGCGATTGACAGCTTTTCTAATTTTACTAAGATACTTCCTACGAACAGTTGCCTGATCTATATTTTTAATTGCTGCATTTTCAGTAGATGAACGAAATTCATTTGAATGAGATGGAGGTACGATAGAAAAGGTTTGGGTTACTTTAGGCAAATGGTCATCTGGTTCCATAAGTAGATATATGGTGTATTTTTCAAGAGCTCCTTCAACAGCAGCTTTGGTTTGCTCACGATCAATTTCTGGTAGATTAAAATCAATTTGTTTTGCCATATGGCACCTCCGTTGATTTATATAAAAAAGGAACACCAATCAAACAGAAAACACTTCTGTTTAGTTGGTGCCCCTGCGTTATGGCTCAGGACTTATTTAATTCTGTCACAATTCTTGATTTTCACGTAATGTCTTTGCATCCTTACATAATGATAGTCGATGTATTTACCGTTTACCTGGTGTTTATATAGAAAATGATGATAGTGGTAAAGAACGAAATGAAAAGCGCTTTTCATTCTCCCTCCCACTCATGAGCATCCATAATAAAAGAACATTTGTTGCATTTCTTTTGAGGAATAATATTAGGTAAAACCTCAGAAACTTCGCAATCAGGACAGTAGTATTCAATCACTGCTATAGCTCCTTTCTCAAACTTTCTCAGACATTTGGAATTCGAACCGATCTACCTTTCCTTGATATGTGAAAATCGTTGTTTTTCCATGTGATGGCAATTGTTTTGAAATTAAGTTACCATCTTTAACGATATAACAATGATCTTCTTCAAGAACCTTTGTTAGATTCTCAATATCACTAAGTTGTTTATGGTTTCTTTCCATCCTAAGCGCCCCTTTTGTGGTAAAATAAGATGTAAGGGAACTTTTACCGCCTGGACGCTCAGGTGGTTTTTTTTATGAAGATTTTCAAAGTCACTTTGTATTCTGTTCTTCTCTCTTTCTTGAATTTCCTCTTTCCCATTTCCAATTTACCTTTGGTCGATCTTCAGGATCATATTTACTTGGAAGATTGCGATAGTACTCTAGTTCACTATCTGATAAATAGTAAGTTATAACTTCACCATGAGCTGAACTCATCAAAACACCACCTTTAACAATAATTAAACATAGAAATTATTAATCTATTTTTCATTGGCCCATAAGTTCTCAAGTGTTGTTAGTGTTTGCTTCAGCAACCAATTAGAATTATGGCCTCTTTTCTTAAGCTTGATTACTAAAATTTTTTTCGTTTTGTCACTGCATTCCTCAGTTGACTCATTAACTTGCCTCCTGTTTAAAATGCTTTTTATAGAACCGTTTCTTCCACGCTTCAAATTCTTGTTTAGAGTGACTTGCAGAGTCACATTTCTTACAAGGATTAACCTCAGTACCAGCAAAGCTTTTTTTATAAGTGACCCCTCGATTGAAACAATAGGAACATAACATTCAAAATACCCCCTTCAAAATGATTTTCTTCGATAGTCATTACCAGTCATTTTAAGTACTGTCGTTCCATCCATCATGCGTGAAAAGTTCCGTTCATTAACCTTTTTAGAAAGGTCATCACTAGATAAATTGGTGGTAAATATCGTATGTTTACCTGCTCGACTATCCATGACTTCAAATAACTTGGTTTGAGTCCAGTTGTCATTTTTACTCTTTGCGTTCGTGTATTCTGTACCAATATCATCTAGCACTAGTAAATCTACCTTTTCAACAGCTTCTAATAGCTCTGCTTCTGAAAATTCACTGTGACTGTTGTATGTGTCTTTAATTTTTGTAAGAAGCTTTGGAACCGAGAGAAAAAGTCCTGAATAGCCCTTATCTAATAACGCTCGAACAGCTGCATATGATAAGTGACTTTTCCCCGTTCCATATGATCCTGCAAGAAGAAGGTTTTCAGGATTGGAACTTTTGAATTCCTTAACAAATTCTTCTACGGTTTCCTTTGCATCTAAAAGCTGTTTGTTAGTAGGTTCATAGTTTTCAAAAGTAGCTCTCTGTAAACTACGGTTCACTAAAGAGTTTTGATTGAAAATTGCTTTTGTTTTCCGTTCAAGCATAGCTGACTGGACTTTTCTGCTTTCTTCGGCCAATCGCTTTTCTTCACACCTGCACCCTTTGAAAGCTCTGAAAAGCTTTCCTGCTTCAGGTCCAAGTGCAACCGTTCCTTCCACTTCGTTAACTATCTCTCCACAACCTGAACATTTAATTTGGCGAAGCACCTTCATCGGGGCAATTTTTGTTTTTAACAAAGATGATGTTTCCTTCATGATTCTCCCTCCAATCAAAATCCATAATCATATCTTTGCTCATCTTGCTGTTCTGGCTTTCGAAACGGGCGAACATTACTCGCTTTTTCAGATTGTTGCAATCGATAATGATGGGCAAGGATAACCTTCTTGCAATAAGCGAACGAATTGATCTCATCACCATGATAGGCAGCTGTAAAATCCCTAAACGCTTGGTCAATTCCCTGTACCGCCTCTTCGATCGAAACACCCGCCTTTAATACCGCTTGAACGTGTTGGTAATCGGAGACCTTGGGAGGCATGCCCGGTTTCCCTCGTACTACCATGTAATAATCTAGCAAGTAATCAGCATTGGACTGTGATTCAGTTTTATGAGGTTTATTATCAACTACAACAACATTACTAATATCTTTATTAGATTGGACACTTTTGTCCATTCCAGAGTGGTCATTTCTGTCCTCTCTCTTATTGAGAGGAGACACTTTTGTCCTTTCTCTTTTTTCAGAATGGACATTTTTGTCCACCCTCTTTTTCTTTTGAATATATCCTCTTTTTGAGTTTTTAACGGTTAAAATTAACCCATATGGAGCGCGAGTCACTTTTATATATTCATGTTTCTCCAGGACATCTAACCAGCGACGAATCGTCTTATCACTAACTCCAAACACAATTGAAAGTTCTCCAAGCTTCAAGGGTTTATTTCCTAACACAACACCCCACACAGTCCCTTCTCTTTCAATTTCATCTGTGGTTGAACTTACAGCCCAAAGAAAGAGCCACAAACCTGATCCTATGTTTTGATAATGTGTTGGGTCCAATATGCCAGAATAAGTAGAAAACGGATAACTCTCGGACATCTTTCTCCTCCTTACATACACTGACGATTATCTAGTTGGGGGTACTGCCTTGATATAACACAAAGCATTCATACCTTTAATTCGCTCAAAGGTAAGTTCAGGATAGTTTTTCTTAATGTACTTCGTTACATAGGACTTAAAATATAGCTTTTGAGTTTGCTTGTTTTGGATGTGTTTAATAACTGATAAATAGTGTAGGGGTATAGGAATGGCAATCTCTGTTTTTTCAGACTTCACATATATGCCTCCCAGAGTGTATTTGATTTTGATAGGGTCTTGGAGTAAAATTAAAATAAGATGATTAATCACAAGACCCTGAATGATCGCGTTGCAGCGCGGTCATTTTTTGTTTACAGATAATCCTTGCTCTTCTATTCGATAAATAAGTAAAATACAATCATCCGCTTCAGTAGCAGAAAACTTTATATCTACTACTTCAAGATCAGGGTTTTCTTGTAGCCAGCAATTCGCATCTATTTCATTACAGAATGTTTTAAGCTGTATACATCCTGACAATTCAGCTTGTCCAAACATCATTTCAACACCTTCCAAATATTATTGTTTACAATAAATTCAATTAGTGGTATTTTATTGATAATTAATTACGTCAAAGATTGACAGTGAGCTTTTAGGTTGCTGTATTTTTTTGTTTCAATGGATTGTTATTGTCCTGAAATATTCGCTTTTGCTCTTTTATCCAAAAAGCTAGGGTAAAATAAGTATCCGCCTTGATCTTTCTGCGTTCCTGGTAAAACTGCCAGCCTCGAAAATTTAATGCTCTTTTTAGATACTCCAATTCCATCCCATCAAACTTTATGACTCCATTAGAGCTTTCTTTCATTTTGTTGTATGCAATGTCAAACTGTTTCAGAGCCCACCCCTTTAACTTATCTCTATACGCACACATGGCTTCAACTGCCATGTTTCTCTCTACTGGCAAAAATCTAAAACTAGCTTTAGTCTCCATTATTTAGCCTCCTTAATTCGATGATTTAGCTCTTTTTTATAACTAAGCAATCGGTTATATCTGTATGGATTTTGATAACGCGTTGGATGAATTGCTGTATATTCAGCTACTTTTTTTGTGTAATAAAAAATGCGTTCAGAAACTGCCTTCAATCAGTACGCCCCCCTAATTCTTCTAACCTTTCATATAACCGCGAGAAATGAGTTTCTTTCTATGAGTTAGCCACATTTCAGCCCATGAAATAGAATATTCTTTACAAATAACAGCAATATAATGATTCAATGCAATGATGGCATCCATCGCTTGAATGACTGATTCCTTCACATCATTAAATTGAAATGGCTCTACTTTTCTAGGATGATTTACTAGATTTGTTTTATTAATCGCAATGAGAGCTTCTTGCAACTCTTCCTGAGCCTTACATTTAACACTGGATCGATGAAGATCAATATCATCACCATCAAGCCTTCCGCTTCCCCAGCCTGTATATTCTGCTGCAGCAGTCATTCCCACAAATGGGTTGTTATGACTTTCAGCAAAATATTTCACCATATCAGGTTGAACACGGTATTCTCCGTTTTCTTGTTTAGAAACAGCTTCACGAGATGTATGCAAATCCATTGACAATGCCAATTGCGTCATACCGGTTTCTTTCCTTGCAGATCGCACTTCAGAAGCTGATCTACCATTTAGCATTAAAATTGACCACCTTTCTACCAATTTTTTTGTTGATAATGGGTAAAATAAACTTAGAAACTAATTAACGAGTGTTTTGTTCACTCAACCATGTGAGCAAGAAATCTTTTGTATCTCCAGCTGGGAAGTACCACTTCTGCCCTACCTTGTATTTCTTAAAGCGTGAGTCAAAAAAGAACTTCTCCTGGATCGATCCCCAGGACATACATGTTCGCTTTTGAAGCTCTTTCGCATCCCAGAAAACTCGCTCAGCATCAATTTGCTTAATCTTTTCTTCCACTTTTTGAAGGTAAAGCTGTTTTGCTTCTTGATCATCGATTTGTATGTTTAGCAATTTTGAACACCCCTTAGTTCATTAACCACACATATTGTGCGGTTCTATATTAAAAAAAAGAGACTCAATTGATACATCATAAAAATTTGAAAGCTTAATTTTAATTTCATCTCTAGGTGTCCGCTTTCCCTGCTCATACATAGCAAGCGCACTTACACTTATGGAAAGTTCATCAGCTACTTCTTCTCTTGTTAGATCACCACGTAAATTAATTAGCTTCTTTCCAATAATTTCTTTATTCATAAATACACCACCTTTCAACACATATTGTGTTTCTATTACTAGATTAAACCACACTTAAAGTGTTGTCAACACTTTTTGTGAAGTTAACTATCCAAATAACACGTTTCGTGTTATTATTTCAAGTAGGTGATGGATATGGCCACTTTTGGCATTAGATTAAAAGAATTAAGAAAATCTAAGCGAATAACACAAAAGGAACTTTCTAGAATTCTCAAATTGAGTGAAAGTGCAGTTAGTATGTATGAAAGAGATGAAAGAGAACCTTCTTTTGAAACACTTAAAGCTTTAAGTGAACTATTTGAGGTTTCTAGAGCTTATCTACTTGGTGATACAGACGATCCACAGCATTCAAGTAACAATAGTGATAAAAATTATGATTCTCTGTCAGAAATCAATAAAATACTTACTGACCTTGGTGTAACAGATTTTTTCATGCACAATATTGAAGACTGGAAGGACTTAAATCCAGAACAAGTTGATGAACTTCGAAGAGACTTTGAATCATTTCTTGAGTACAAAGCATTTGAAGCAAAGAAAATGAAAAAAGAAGCAAAGAAGGATTCTACTAAAGATGATAATTAAAGATAAATTATACATATAACTCGTTATTAGACGTTCGTATGTATAATTTATTTTTAATCTTAAGGCGAACATACATTCGTTTAATTATAGGAGTGAGAAAATGTCTCTATCGTATACATCCTCCCCACTTGAGTCATGGGTTTCGAACTGGTATCTAAAAATGAACATTTACAAACCCTCTGACATAAGTATCCATAAAATTTGTAAGACTTATAGGATTTTCTATTCTCAGAAACCTTTACCTTCTTACTCGAAACAGAATGGAAACTTTAAAATCATTTCAGTTGATAGCCGATTATCCATAGAAAAACAGCGTGAAGTTGCATTCCATGAGCTATGTCATATCCTTCGCCATGCAGGAATGCAAGGCATGATGCCTGAAGCTTTTAGAGAGCTTCAAGAACGAGATGCCAGACATTTTACAAAATACGCTTCTATTCCATATCACATGATCTCAGATATTGATCTCGACAATCCTAATGTTATTGAGCAAATGTCTTCTACATTTAAGGTTTCACAAGAACTGTGTGTAGACCGATTATTACAAGTAAAAAAGAAAACGTTTCAATCAAGGAGGACTTTCCATGGCTACATATCGTAAACGAGGAGAAAAATGGGAGTATAGAATTTCATACAAAGACCTCTTTACACAAAAACACAAATTAAAATCCAAGGGGGGCTTCAAAACAAAACGAGAAGCTCAACATGCTGCTTCCCAAGAAAAAGCAAAACTTAATTCTGGGTTTGAAGTGGACAACTCCTCTCTTCTTCTAGAACATTACCTTAACGATTGGCTGATCAACTATAAATCCGGTGTAGTGCGAAAAAACACTTATGAAATCCATGAAAGAAATATCAATAAGCACATACTTCCTTATTTTAAAAAAATCAATTTAGTAGACTTAAAGCCTATTATGTATCAAAAATTCTTAAACAGTCTTACTGACCACGGATATAGTAAGCGTACGATTGAAATTATCCATACCACAATGGCAAATGCTATGAAGAAAGCTGTAACGCTCGGTAAGATTGAGAGAAGTCCTTGCGAAGGAGTTGATATTAAAGGGAAGGAAAAAGAGAGCTCAGAATTAAAATATATGGATTCTGAAGATATCCATGATTTTTTACAGGAAGCTTATAAGTATGGCTATGAGTATTGGATCTTCTTCAAAATACTCATAGAGACTGGAATGCGAAAAGGTGAAGCTGCTGCTCTGCAATGGACGGATCTAGACTTAAAGGAAGGCACGATCACCATTAATAAGACACTCGATTTCAAAGCGCGTTCGAAAGAAGAATTGTTTGGAGACACTAAAACCTTTAAATCACAAAGAACGATTACAATCAGCAAGAGTTTAATCAATGATCTCCACTTTCATAAGAAACAACAAAATCAAAATAAATTAGCACTTAATGAAATTTATCACCACGATTTGAACCTGGTCCTCTGTCGTAATAACGGGAACATTATGCCGAAGTCTAGTTTGTTTAATGCATTTAACCGGATACTAAAAAGAACGAACAAACCGAAGTTGCCTATCCACTCTCTCCGCCATACACATGCTGTATTACTTTTAGAAGCTGGTGCAGATATGAAGTATGTCCAGACTCGTTTGGGCCATGGAAGTATGGAAATTACATCAAACGTTTATGCACACGTTAGTAAAAAAATCGAGACAGATACACTGGAGAAATACGAGGAATACATGAAGAATATCTTGAAATGA